CAATAACCGACATGGAACGCTACTACTATGGTGCAGGCTCTAACATGGGCTTCCACTACTCAGGCAGCGAACTTCTGAAAGCAGACGCACCTATGCTGTCCACAACTGCTGGTACTTACCAAGCAATCTACGGACGCAAGGTTTGGTCACAACTCAACCAAGAGTTCAACGCATTTTCAATTCTTCCTAAGAAACCTTGGGACCGAAGTGGATGGCGTGTTGTAACCGCTCGTCCTGATTCCACCAAGGGTGGCGGAATTGCGGAGAACGGTACTCTACCTGAAACCACAAAACCAGTTTTCCAACACATCGCTGCAAAGCCTAAGACCATTGCACACACCTTCGACATGAGCGAAGTTGCAATCTTCCTTAACGACAAGGATGACGGACTTGGCGACATTCGCAGTGTTCTCAAAGAAGAAATGGGTAAGCACCACGCTGAGGAAATCAACAAGATGCTTCTCCAAGACAAAGGAACTGCTGCTGGCAACGACTACGAGTCTCTTGACCGTATCGCAACTGGTGACACCGCTGCTACTAACGACATCTACAGCATCGACCGAAGTGCAAACTCTTGGTCCCTCGCTGAGCACAACGAAAACAGCGGAACTGACAGAACACTCAGCCTTGACCACCTCGACGACATCTTCCAGAAGATTTGGGTACGTGGTGGAAACCCTAAGGTTATCCTCACTGGATACGACACATTGATGAGAATTCAACAACTTCTACAATCCCAACAAAGATTCATGGAAGAAAAGAGAGTCACCCCAACCTTCAACGGTGTAAAGGGTGTACCCGGTGTTGAAGCAGGTTTCATTGTTGCTACATACAACGGTGTTCCAATCATTCCATCCAAGGACGTTGAGACTGATACTATCAGCCGTATGTACTTCTTGGACACTGATTACCTACACTTTAGTGTTGCAAAACCAACTCAATACTTTGAGTCTGGTATTGAAACCGGTGACCCATTCGCCATTAACCGCCTCGGTCAAGAGGGACTTTACCGAACTATGGGTGAAGTATGGACAACTTTCTTTGGAGGTCACGGTTCAATCCGAGACTTGAAGTGAGGCTAATGGAGAAACAAAATAACAGGAGATGAAAACTATGGCAGTAACATTAACACGAACAACAGGAGCAGGTGGAGTAATGACCATCAAGACAGAATTGGACCTCTATGCAGGTACCCCTGAGGACAGTACAGCATGGCTTGACGGCGGTGCTGCGGCTGATTCTTATCCGGGTTCCTTGGATGGATTCCAAGCAAAGAACACAAACACAACAGATGCAGTCGGTGGGTTGAAACTCATCGTAGGTGAATGCACACTCGTACAAAACGCCAACGTATTTACAGTCGGAGGAGACGCAACTATTGTCCAGTCCGTCATCGTTGGTGGAAGCGGAGCAGCAGGCAAGTCTTTGACAGCCGTTGCAAGCGGTGGCACAATTACTTTTACGGCAGAGGCAACAATCGACACTACAGTCGGTTTCATGGCTATCGTGGCTTGAGGTGGTTTTTCTGCCTACAATAACCTCACTTGGTCCTTACTATGAACGTAGGGTTCCCGGTATGAAGCGAGTCTATGCGATTAGAGGAACTCCAATGGAAGTTTCTCAAGCGTGGCTCGACGAAAACCGCAAGTCTCTAATGAATCGCTTTTGGCGAATCGACGGAGACGAAGGAGTAACAGTCGACGAAGGAGCAGACGGTCTACCTGACGAAGGTTGGACTAAGAAAGACATCATGGCATGGCTTACAGGCCGTGGAGAATCCGTTGGTGGATATGCAACCAAAGCCAAACTATTAGGCTTGGTTGAAAAAACACTCAACCCTCCAGCACCTGAACCAACACCAGTTGTCGAAGAAGCACCAGTCGAAGAAGTAGCAGAAGAAACACAAACAACAGGAGATGAACAATAATGGCATTTACAACAACGATTGACGCACGACCGCACGCTTTAGGAGATTTGCTCTTAGTCACTGGAACTTTCACCAACGATGGTGGTTCAGGTGGAGGCGACATTGTGCTCGCCGACCAATTAGGTCAAATTTTTGCAGCAGGTTCAAACGCTAACGCAGCATCAGCACCAGTACACACTACTGAAATTGATGGCACTGTAACGACCACTCTAACTTTGGTCACAGGTGCTAACGTAAGCGGTACTTGGTGGGCATTAGGGAAGCGCTGAGGTGATTCACCTTGGCAGTTCTAAGTGGCTATGGTAACCGAGTAATCGGTCCTTACACCCCTCAACAGATGGCTGACGGTACAGCGACAGCACTAATCCAAACGGACCTACGAGCCACAGGTGGCACAGGTGCTCTTGGAGTAGCAGCGGGAAGCACAACAGCACTCGTTAGCGTTGAACCATTTATGTCGCTTGGACAGCATTACTTCCTACTTACCTACACGGTTTGAGGTGAGTAAGAGATGGACGCAGCAACACTCGGACTCGACGAAATCGAGCGCCTTGAGAAGCGTGGCATACGCCTCGCAGAATCATACGGTGCAGGTTCCGTCTTTAACGAAGAGAAGCCCCTTGAAGGCGTCGTAAGCAAACAACGCATACGAACTCGCAAGGCAGGCGACGTACTGAACATTGGTTCAGGTACTCGCTGCACTTCCTGTGGTATGCTCTACTTTTGCTGGGTCGACAAATGCCGAACGTGCGGAACAAAAATGGAATTCAATTTAGGAACGAAGGAGGAATAAGTATGCGAGTAGCAATACGAAAAGCCCCTGAGGACCCTATGAGGCAAGCGTTACTTGACCAACTACGAAGTCGTTTGAAGGATGCGCCCAGAACAGACATGCAGTCTAAGATTCAACATCTTATGACCAGCGGTATGGGTGAAGAGGACGCTACATCAGTTGCACAACAGCACGACGAACTTATTGCTAAACCAATTGAAGAACGCATGGAACGTATGCGTCGAATGAACCCTGACATGGATGAAGGTCGAATGAGGCGAATGGCGGAACAATATGTCATGAGTGGGGGTGGCAAAGGCGAAGAACTAGAAAAGCCACCTCAATCTCCTGAAAGAATCGGAGAAGAAGAAACTCGACCCTCGCTTGGGCGTGGTATGGAACCCGCAGAACGTGCAAAGTTTTTGCAACCTCAACGTGAAGGCGAAGATGAACGTCGAGCAAAGACTGTTCAAATGGGTACTGATAGCGGCTTTGGTGGCTTTGGTTCTGAAACTATACTTCACGACCCAACTGGTCAGCATCCTCTTTTCTACGGCAGTCCAAGAAAATTACAAGATGCAAAAATAAAGCATCAACAGGCATCACAGCAATTAGAAGAATTGAATTCTAAATCTAAATTTTTAGACCGCAGAGCCTACTTTTTGAGGAACCCTGAGCATCGTCCACGGGAATTTGAATGGTCGTACGAAGGTAGTGGTATGACTGATGATGAATACGAAAGAATGAAAGAGACTCAACCTACGTCTGATGACTTAGCAGAGGCTGAAAAACTTGAAAACATTAGTTACATCATACAAGACGATGCATACAAGCATCAAGCACGAGTAGACGATGCTCAATTTGAAATGGAAAAGCATGGTCCTAAGACTCACTTAAACATAGAACAGTATCTAAATCGAATGTTAGGCGGTGCATCGGCTGGTGCACGTGACGGTCAGTTTGGTGGTCAAGGACGAAAAGGTGGACTCGGTTTAGCCGATTTCCAACGTGCTATACTGGGACAAGAGATAGGTGACATAGGACGTGGACCCGGTGCTCAGCAAGAAGCAATGCAACGTATGGTGCAACTGCATCAAGACGACCCTCAACAGGGTGCTGCAAATCTATTGAACCATCTCAAGGCCGAAGGTCTGATGATTGATATGGAGCGAAGTCCAAGTATGAAAAATCTTGACCTCGGTCCTCAGATGGCAGAGAAAACTAAAGGTCTTGAAGCAATGATTCAGGCGGCTCAAAAGCGTGACGTAGCGTTAGAAGCAGAAAGAAAAGAGTTGTTCGCTAACCCAACTCCTGAAAATATTCAACGTATACAGGACATCGATAGAGAAAGAGACAACTACAGGCGTCAGATAGTTCAACACCAGCAACAACTTGCTGCTGGTCACATGGATGTATTAACGCCCGATATACTTGCACAGCGTGTGTTTGGACAGGGTCGAGACATGAGTCAAGACCCGAAGATTGTCCAACCCGGTCAGGGCGCAGAATCAGAAGATTTGAGATTAGAAGGTGCACTTTCCAACATGATGAATCAACTCGGCTTAGACCAGCAACCTCCTGAGGACGAAAGTGACGGTGAGCGAGCAATCCGAGAGCAACAGATTGTCAGTGCACGAAAACAATTCAGAGATGCACTCAAGCAAGGTATGGACTCAGACGAAGCAATCGAACAGGTTAAGCAATCCATGGAGGACAGCAAGACTCGATTCGCAGGCGAAGCGGCGCCATACGGAGCCTTATCGGTTCGACAACCGAAGTCCGTATCAGGAGCACCCGGTCGAGTTGTACAAGACTTCCCACACGCTCCACAAGGCGAAGATTACACACTCGACGATTCAGATGCACCTGCACGAGAGGCACCTGAAAAACCAAAGTGGATGGATTCAGCAGCACAAGCAGCAAAGGATAGGAAACGATTCGGCGACCCGTTTGGAGACTTTGGTATGCAAGTTCCTGAAAAGAAAGACGAAGATGAGGACGATGATATTCAAACAGGATTCCCGATGGCACTCGGTGAACTTCTCATGAAGTCGGTACACAACCGTCTTTGGTGGCAAGGTCTATGATGGTGAACCATGTACGGGAGATGAGGGGATGACATATGCCAGTAGTATTCTCACCCGGTGAAGCGGAAACCCGCCCTCTCAATCCAGAAGAAATCGTTTACACGACTGCACAAAAAGTCGCTGACTTGCTCGGTATTGGACCGCAAGAAGCAGTTTTAGTTTCATCGGATACAACTTATGCAAGCCTAACCAGCACTACCAGTGTATTTGTAACAGGTTCTGATTATAGAAATCACGGATTTACTGTAGGGGATACTATACTTGTGTACAGTGACGCTGACCCGTTAGGCTTTGAAGCAGCAATAACCGCTATAGCGAGTGATGCTGGAGGCGTGAGGTTATCATTTACTACGTCTACGCCTGTTATTGATTTTTCTTCTTCAAGTAGTCTCGATAAATATCAAGTTGCAGACAATACTTACGTACAAAACACAGCATCATTCACGAACGGCAAAACTCGTGGTGTGACACGCAATCACGTCGAGCAACGTATCAAAGAGGTACAAGACCGCATCGACAACATCACTCACAACGCTTGGCGACCGACTCTTGTCTCAGCCGAGTACATCAATTTCGACACGTACAAACCATATCGACGTCGATACTACACCGATTACGTTGGGACTACTCCACTACTTTACAGGAACGTGCAGCAAATTCTACGACTTGAACTATGGCAAGGCGATGACTATCGTGAGATAGGCGCAGCCGAAGCACGCATCAAATTCGATGATGTGTCTAATTTAGCATCAGCAAGGATATACCTTTCACCCGGCAACGGTACACTTGGTGTTCTTGAACAAGGTACTGCCACAGGACAATGGCGTGATGACTTTGATGCTGGAACGGTTGCACAGAATGTTGCAGACCTTGTCAATAAAGAGGACAGAGTTTCTAAAACAGCAGTAACATTCTTTGGCGGTGCTTCGATTGATACACCCTTTACGCTTGAAGGCTCCACAGAAAACGTCGCAGTGCACAATGAGTTCTTGGCTACGGGCAACGCTGATTATGGAACAGGCGTTGTCAAACTTACAAGTATGCGACGTGTTAAGTCTGGTGAAGTCTGTAGTATGGTAACCACGTCGTCTGACATTGAAATAGACCAAACACAATTGAACACTACTACATTCTCAAGCCTTGACTCAACAACAGTCAATGTAGCATCTACTACAGGATTCGTAAACGCCGGTGTAGCCAAAGATGCAAGTAATAGATGCTTTATCTACACCGGAAAAACTGCTACTTCATTTACTGGCTGTACTGGAATTGACATTAGTTTAGCCTCCATAAGCGGAACGATTACTCAACACTCCTTTGTCGTTGACCTTCAAGGTGGCTCAAGTAGCGGTGATAGTGCAAGGCTCCGTGATTGGTGGTGTGACCACGAGATGGGTATCATTTACTTCAACAACTCGTATCCATTCTTTGAATGGAATGCTGTCAAGGTGTCCTACATCTACGGTGAGCGATACTTGGAAAAGGCCATCGAAGAGGCAGCAACTAAATTCGTCGCTGTCGATTTACTGATGGCTGACGACCGTTCCGTACTCATTCCAGAAGGCAGTCAGAACGTCCCGCTTGCTCAGAAGATTCAGATGTTCAAAGAAGAGGCCAACTCACTCTTGAACAGATACAAGGAGATAGTTCTGTTTGAGTGATGGTCATGGTAAAGGAAGCACTCGACGTCGTCATTGAAAAGTTGGAAGGTTGGAACCGAGCCAACAGTAACAACATCAAGCCAGTTATCGCTGACATCGCTACAATCACGCCTGAGCGTGGTAAGCGTCAAGATTTACAACGCTCTGACTTCGTACTGGTGTACGAGACGGCGCACAACGAAGAAGCCCCTGACTTGCTGTACAACTTCGTTACAACACGTGTCAACATCACAGTCGACGTACGCACAGCCAAGAGTCGTTCGCATCTGCAACTCCTTGAAAACGAGATACGTCGTTTGATTCATGCTGCTCGCAAGGGTGATGCAATCAACTATGACCGTATGGTTTTCAAAACACGAACGGATTTGAGTGACCGTACAAAGAAATTATTCAGACATACCTTTCAAGTAGAAGTGGTTACACTGGCTGAATCAATAGCATGAGGTGATTAGATGGTTGGTCAAGCATACAAGGGTGACGTCTCGGAAGTCCTCATGGGGCACGAGACTGGAATTTTCATCGAGCACGCCAAGCCATGTGGATTTACAACAACATATGTTTCAAGCACACCTGATTTCAATACAATTACATTTACAGGCACAGGCAGTGGAAACAGCACCATATTTGAAAATGCTAAAGCAATTCTCAAAGTACCTGTCGGTATGCTGATTGGGCAGAAGATTAGTTTTCACAAAACAGCAGATGGAGGCGGATATACTAATCATTACTCTGATGGAATGACAAACAAAGTATTCACAATTGTCGACCACACTGTAGAGAGCGATGCGACAAAAATTAAAGTTGTTCCACGATTTGCTACAGGTAGTGTCGTAAGTAACACAGGCGATGCTATGTTCATCCATTCGACAGGTATGCCTACGCTTGCAAGCGGTTCGACGTTTGCTTATACTGACAATGCAGCCACGTCAAGTGAGTTTTCACAAATTGACCAATTTATCGGCCTTGCATCACACATGAAACTGCCTGACACAAAGGTTACAATGCATCGTCACCACGTCATAGGACTT